TTAAAGGCTATTTTGTAGCATACAATTGCAAAAAATGTGGATACCGATCTATATTTTACAATGTAAAAAAAATTCGGATATCAATCACCAAACAACTATGCATACGCTGCGCAACCAAACACTTTGAATATTCAGGAAAAAAACCAAAAGGATTATTCAAATGGAAAAAAACATAAACTACCCACCTACGCAAAAGCGATAGGTTAGGTTTTAGAACTTAGAACATTATTTGAAGGAAATAATTAATTTTAACAAAGGGGTAGCTACTTTCCTCACACCCACAGCAAAGCTGATGAGTGTGTTTCCGTAGCATTTTTATGAAAAAAGCAGCAAAAAAATATTTTAAACTGTCAAAAAGAGTATTTGATCAATGTGAAATTTTAGTTTATTCAGCATTTGTGGATTCACCAATTGATTCCATTCTCAAATACGGAAAATCTGTAATGTCATTTTATAGAGATTACAGAATAATCACTGATTATGACAAAGTAAAATATTGGTTTCTTGCCATAAACACTTATAATAAAGATTTAAAAAAAAATTCACAATATTATCATTTAAACTTTAAACCAATGAAAAAACTAATATTTATACTATTATTAATTCCATTTATCTCATTCTCACAGGATGCAGTTTTAAAAATTGAAAAATTAGAATTGTACGATAATTCAGAATCTGAAGAACCATCCGAAACAAATCATGATGGCTTAGTAATCTTTGATAATGATTACATTTCAGTATTTTACAATAATGAAATCACCAAATTCTTTCTATTAAGCTCCTCAAAAGAAAATTCAGAAGTAACTAAGATTAAAGCTTTAATGGATAACAAAACCCCTGTCACTATTAGAGCACTTGAGAGAAGATCTAAAATATTTTTTGGGTTTAAATCCGAAAATGGTTACATAAGCATTAGAACAAGAAAAATATTTATATCAAGAGAAATCTTAAACGAAACTTCAGAATAGATTCACAAAAGAAAGACAAAGAACATATGCGAGCTATTTTCAAAATTAATAACAAATACTATTCTGCAAACTCATTCACAACTCTTGAGAGGATTAAAGACAAAATTCCTCTCAGGGGTTTGAATTATTCTGAAGTAACGCCCATTTTTCTACCAAAACCTTTAGATTTCGACTTTAAAACAATAAAGGATGCCTTTTACAAATACGGAAAGGAAATAGTTAAAGGAACCTATTTAAACCAATACGATCCACAGGTAGCTGATGCAATTCTTGGAATTGCTGTAATACCCGATCCTGATGAACTCAAAATGATAAAGAATCTTTTAAGGATATTTAATAAGCCTTTTGATCTTGTAAAGATTATTGATTTTAACATGTTATTAATGGGCAAAATATCAATTAATATCAAAAAATTAATCTTATACTTTAATTATGAATCAACAGAAGAACTTCATGATATTAATGACGAAAATTTTGATAGTTTGATCACTAAATATTATGGGCTATTAACACTTACAACGATAAAACATTTCATATGAAATTTACACTAAGACCATATCAAAAACAAGCTTCTGAATCTGCTGTATATCATTTAATGAATTACGAGAAGCCTTTCATGTTAGTATTACCCACTGGTAGCGGAAAGTCTCTTATAATAGCGGATATTGTCCAAAAAATAAAAGAGCCTGTTCTTATTCTGCAACCAACAAAGGAAATATTAGAACAAAATTTTCAGAAACTATTGTCATATGGAATATTAGATGTTTCTATTTATTCAGCCAGCTTTGGTCAAAAGGAAATATCAACATTCACGTACGCTACAATAGGGAGTATCTATAAAAACCCTGAACTTTTTAAAAGGTTCAAGTACATCATTCTTGACGAATGCCACCTGCTGAATCCTAAAAACTTCAATGGCATGTATAATCAATTTTTTGAAGCTATACAGCCAAAAAATGTTTGCGGATTGACAGCTTCCCCATACCGTATGGTTGGAAAATATTTTAGCCAAGGTGATGATAAATTTTACAGCCAATCTCTTCAAATGGTAAACAGAATTTATCCGTTTTTCTTCAAGAAAATAGCCTTCAAGATTGACAATTATACGCTTTTCAAACAAGGGTATTTGTCACCAATAAAATATCACATCAGCAATCATTTTGATGTAAGCAAAATTAAAACCAACACTATAGGTGGAGACTTTGATGAAGCTGAGCTCGAAAGATTTTGGAGTGATGCAAGACTAAAAAAACTCGCTGCGAATATTGCTTGGTTTGATAAGAAAGTGAATCACAACCTTATATTCTGCAGTTCAGTAAGACAAGCAAGACGTAGTGCTGAAATGCTACGCGAGATGGGAATGAGTGCCGACTATATCCATGGGAAAACACCTATGAACATACGAACAGAAAAGATTGACGCTTTCCGGGAAGGAAAGATAAAGCATATGTTTAATATGGGTGTGCTTACTGTTGGATTTGACTTTCCTTCACTTGACGGAATTACACTGGCAAGAGCAACAATGTCACTTGCTTTGTATTATCAAATGGTTGGACGAGGGCTCAGGAAAGATCCTAACAACCCTAAAAAACTATGCCGTGTACTCGATATTATGGACAATGTTACCCGAATGGGAATGATTGAATCCATCCGTATCATGAAAGAAAAAGGAGGGTTTAAAGACATTATTATGACTAATGTTGGGCAAATATCCGGAGTGCCACTAACAAAATTCAAATTAAAATCTGAAAAAGCCTTAAAAAAGGCTGAAAATACTACAAAAGCATAATACGAATCAGGCGTGCCAGAAGCCTTAACAAGACCCAAGGGCATGGGCATTCATAAAAAAAAGCCGGACTACGAATCCGGCTTTTTTCAGTAGTATGCAAGAATTGATGGTAAGACATTGAAAAATATAAACAAATGATTTTTTTAAAATAAACTCACGGCAAATATACCAATCAATAGCAACGGTTTTACTTACTTTTTATTTATTTAGTTGTCATTATTTTGATTATGTTATCATTTTTTTTACTTTTGTCTATAGTTATTGAATTATTAAAGCGAGAGATCATGCAAATACAATTATTAAGATTTACCAATCATTTCGGCATTACTTTATACGTTGGAGCGTAAAACCCATTCATCGCTTTAGCGTGGATGGGATGTAAGCGACTATTAGCCTTGTGATAATATGTATTGTTTAATGGTATCAATTAAACAAATTTTAACCAGAACTTGATTTTAGATAAAAAATATTGTACTTTTACAAAAGTTTAGACTATTTAATAATATATGCTAAAAGGATACAAATACAGAATATTTCCAACGGAAACTCAAAAAGCCCAATTACAAAGGTACTTTGGAGTTAATAGATTGGTGTATAACCTTGGTTTAGAAACTAAGAGTGTTGCGTATGCTTCAAATAAAACATCAATATCTAAGTATGATTTAATTAAACAACTGCCAGAATTAAAAAAAGAGTTTGATTACATTAAAGAGTGTCCAAGCCAAGTTTTACAACATAGTATAATTAATTTAGATACTGCATACCAAAACTTTTTTAAAGGTAGGGGTCAATTCCCTAAATTTAAAAATAAGTACTCTAAACAGTCAATTACATTTCCACAAGGATTTGAAATATCATTTAAGGATAATATTTTAAAATTACCTAAACTTAAAGAAGTTGCTATTGGCTACCATAGAGAATTTAAAGGCTTACCAAAAAGAGTTACACTAACGAAAACGGTAACTGGTAAATACTTTGTTTCAATATTGGTTGATACTCAAACTGAAAAACCAAAACAAAAAAGTATAAAAACAGAAACGTCTGTTGGTATTGATTTTGGTATTAAAGATTTAGCAATTACTTCTGATGGCGTAGTATATGAAAACAAAAACTTCTTTAAATTACAACAAAGAAGATTAAGAGTTGAACAAAGAAGCCTTTCAAGAAAACAAAAGGGTTCGATAAATAGAGAAAAACAAAAATTAAAAGTAGCATTATTGCAAGAAAAAATCCGTAACCAAAGGACTGATTACTTGCATAAAATATCTACTGAATTAGTAAACACGTATGATACGATTGTTTTGGAAGATTTAGCTGTTAGTAATATGGTTAAGAACCATAATTTAGCTAAAGCAATATCTGATATGGGTTGGCGACAATTAAGAACAATGCTTGAATATAAGACTGATTGGCAAGGTAAAAACCTTGTTGTAATTGGTAGATTTGGACCGAGCAGTAAGGTATGTTCTAATTGTGGAAACCACAAGAAAGATTTAAAACTTTCAGATAGGACATATAATTGTGATAAGTGTAATAATTCAATAGATAGAGACCTTAACGCTGCGTATAATATAAAAAATTTCGGGGTTAGGGACAACCCTTTGTACGCTAACGTAAGCCATTAGGCTATGCGTTGTACAGGAAGCCCACACATCTTTTTAGTGTGTGGGTAGTTCACACAGTGTTACCCACAGTTATTAACGATAATTTATATTAAAAATGAAAAGAGAAAATAAGAAATCTTACGGTGAGTATGTAGATAGTAACGGCAATAGCCACCGAATATTAAAAAGAGTACACCCCAAACAGTGCGATGCTTTCTATAAAGCACAAGAAAAAGAAGATGCTTTTGCTATGCACTACCTATCCCTTCCTTATTGGGAAAAACCACCATATATGATACAATTTGAATTAAAAATGATTGAATTAAGGTGTGAGCTTGATAGAGAGTTAGCGAAACCAAAAGAGTTGATTGAATTAGAAATGAGAGTGAAATACGGAAGTAGAAAAACTAGCGATACACCTAAAAACAGATTTTTGTTTATTCCGTTTTTCTTTAATTGTAGGCAACGTTTTCGGGCTTGGCGAAGGCGAATGGGGGCAAAACGCTGACACAAAAAGGTCTTTTTATAAACCAAGCAAACAAGTTTTGGATAGATACGGTGCTGACTACCTGAAAAAGTATTTCTCTGAAAACGAAAAAGATGTTGATTTGATTTACTAAAAATGCGGGTGGGGTTTTTTATTTTTTCATCACGAATGATTGTTTAACGAAATAAGAAAAAATCATGGAGATAATTAGTTTTTTACCGACTGTAATATTTATTTTTTTTGTTTTTGCTATTGTATTTAATAATGATTTCACTATTAAAATAGTTCCAAAAAGAGATCGTCGAGGAAGGTATATAAATGGACATGAAAAAATAATTTATCGTATATCAAAAGCAAGACATGTTATTAAGCTAAAACAATTTGTGCTTTTAAGCATCGTAATTGCATTATTGAACCTTATAATTTATCTGATAATCTTATGGTAATAACATCATTTAAACTTGAAGACGGACAAAATATTGAGCTTGTTTCTGTAAAAGGAAACACAATCGCCAATGCTGAATACACAGTACTTGTTAATGGCAAAAAAAAAATTTTTCAATATCATATGTGGCAACGGGTAATAGGCATGAGCCAAAATCATCCAAACAAATGGGTTGCTGCCTATCAAGCTAAATATGGGTATGAAAGTTTTATTCGTTTTATCTTTAAAAATAAACGAGAGCCAAGAAGAGAAGATATAACTAACGAAAAAGAAATAGTGTATGAGCAAGGAAAATTATTTTAAAGTAAAACAGATACCTTTCCAAGGTATTCTTAGAACACTTGAATCATAAGCCATGACATTTGATAGCGACGAAGAAAAATATTTTTACTGGTATTTAGAGGATTTAAAAAAAATAGGGTTTGTTGAAGAAATTATTCCTCAACACCCTGTTATTTCTCTTTCCGATAAAAAAGAAATAAAAATGTTTGAACAGCTTAAGACAAAACAAAAACCTTTATCGCACACGCTGCTGCATAAACACATTTATACTCCGGATTTCACAATTGTTTGGAATGAAATAGCTGCTGATATATTTACTTCTTATATTGGAGGGTTCAATGAAAAAAATACTCCATTTATACTTGCAAACTCTGCGTTTAAATTTGTAGATAAACCAAGAAGTATTATTGAGATTAAACCTTCCTTTGATCAGCACAACATGACAAGAGCATTTACGCTTAATCAAAAATGGATATATAATAAACACGATATTTATGTCCAATTGATTAAACCTGTTGAATTGTTTAAAAAAACTTTTATTCCGACACGATATATCTGGACGAACAATGGCACAAGACGCCGTAAGATTAATTTTAAAATCAAACTACTAAAAGAATACCTATGTCAAAGAAAGAAAGTATTGAATTTATCGAAAAAATAATAGCACTTCCTGTAAATAATTGGGATGATATTATTAACGCTATCTCAAAAGCATATGAAGTGCCTGTGAACAACGTATTGACGATGATATCCAATTACATTGTTAACGGCCATACTATCCACTCACCTTCGGATTTAAAGGAAATACTATTACAAGAGTTCAGCAGAAAATCAGGAAAAGACCTGACGATTGACATTATTGTTTACTATTTTAATATAAAGCGAGAAAATATTTTCCAATTAAAGAATAAAGGCATTTGTGGGTATTCTAAACAAATAGTAATATTCTTTCTCTACTATCACAATGGATTATCACGAAAACAAATTGCCGATATTTTTTCGATCAAAGAAACTTCTGTCCGGTATTCAATAAAAAAAGTAAGGAAATATATCGAGATTCCAGTATACAAAAAAGACATTAAAACATTATCGGAATACCTCGGTGCAAAATATGTTTATTACAAATTAATATCAAAAAATTTATTTGGAAACAAAAAAATGAAATGATAAAATTTGATTACATAAAATGCCCATTGCACCGATATACTTTTTCGGTAAAAAACATTAGGGAATGGGTTGAGCTTAATTGCGAAGGAAGAACTTTAAACCTTTTTGCTGGTAGAACAAAGCTGAACATTGATGAAGTAAGAAATGATTTAGACCCAGAAGCATTGGCTGATTATAGAATGGATGCTTTAAAATTGTTAAGAACTTGGAAAAGGGAAAAGTTTGATACTATATTGCTTGACCCACCTTATGCATACCGGAAAAGTATCGAGATGTATAAAGGTATCCGATGCAGTCCATTCAAACAACTAAAAGATGAAATACATAATGTATTAAATAAAGGGGGAATAGTTATTACATTCGGGTATCATTCAAATACGATGGGCAAAAATAGAGGTTTTCACGTTGAAAAAATAGGATTGTTTTCTCACGGAGGGGCAATTCACGACACAATAGCTAGTCTAGAACGGTATGATAGTAGTTGCAGCTAACGAATTAGAATTACAAACTTAAAATAAAATAATCATGTAAATTAAAAAAAGATCAATATTTAAATCATTCACAATTTAACACTTAAAATTATGGATAACAAAATAGTATTTAATAAATATACCGAAATGGAAAAAACAATTTATAACCTAAAATTAAACGAAACTTTACACGCTGAAATGAAACTGGTGAGAAGGCGAGGGCACATTAATTAAAACGAATTATATCTGATTTCGGTTGTTTTTTACAACGGTTTGCGGCTAACAGAAGGCGGGGAATTAACTACAAAATTAAATACGAAGATATGAAATTTAATAAACCACAAATGTTTCTACGAGGCAGGTCGCCCCCGCTTTTTGTTAGGTGCTGTTAACAGAAGTAGGGTATTCCCACCATCTAACTTCAATCGAAGCACTAAAGAAAAAATAAAAAAAAAAGAAGCGTGGGACTTAATTAAACAATTTAAAAATAAAAAATAATGCCAACAGAATTTGAAATTGCATTTGCGAATGCAAGAAAACAAGGATTAGCACAATTTGCTTTTAACGGTAAACAATATACTACCCAATTGAGAGAAGAACCTGCTAAACTTCTACAACTTTCTTTGACTGATAAAATCAGAAATGAAAGGGCTAAAGACCCATCATTAAAGTATGTGTCAAATTATAATACAGGATTAACACAGCCTGAATTTGATGAATACTACAAATGGGCTAACGACAAATATAAATGACAAGATAATGTTCTTTATGAAATGGGTTCTTACGACTTACAAGGTGCTTGGAAAGACATCAAGGCTGGAAAGCTTAAATTTGACCCACAAACAGGACATTTGCCTGATACCTACAAGAAGCCAAACCATATTACATTCAGCAATGAAAGTAAATATAGCGATGGTAAAACTTTCATAGGTGGTAAATGGGAAGAATATCCACAATCGACACCAAGCGGTAAGAAATGGAAATTTAAAGTAAGTCCACAAACATTGAATTTGTATGGTAAGGATTACTTGCAGAAGTATTTTTCCGAAAATGAAAAAGATGTTGATTTGATTTACTAAAAATGCAGGTGATGTTTTTCTTTTATTTTTTTCATCACGAATGTTTAATCAAAGAGCATCACCCCTATTTCTGCTAACTAAATTATATACTGGTGGGCGTATCTGTGCAGATATATAGTAGGTAGAAAGACTCTGAAAAGGATGCACATCCGAAGGAAGAAAATCGCTACTGAAAGCCCACTTGTTTATTTTAATTAACAAATAAAACTTAAATAGAATGAAATGAAAGACATTAAAAAATTTGAATACAATGAAAATGAAATTACCTTCCAATTAGGGAATGGTGACACAATGGTAAACGCTACGCAAATGGCAGAAATTTTTGGTAAGCGTCCAAGTAAATGGTTAGAATTATCCTCAACTACCTCATTCTTAGAGAGTTTGAGTAGTATCCGATTTCCGGACACACCTGATAACCAGTTAGTTAGGACAGTGATGGGAGGCCCTGAAAATGGTGGCGGAACTTGGTTTCATGAAGACGTAGCTTTAGAATTTGCACGTTGGCTCTCCCCAACTTTTGCAATTTGGTGCAATCAAAGAATCAAAGAGTTAATGACAACAGGCGCTACAACTTTCCAAGGATTGCCGGATTTTAAAAATCCTGTTGAAGCTGCTCGAGCATGGGCTGATGTTTACGAGCAAAAACAACAGATTGAAACTCAAACCAAACTACAACAAAAAGAGCTTCAAATAGCTGCTCCAAAAGTCAAATATTATGAAAACGTTCTTCAGAGTAATAGCACTTATAACACAAACCAGATTGCAAAGGAGTTAGGGATGAGTGCTGTTACACTTAACAAAAAACTTAACAAATTAGGCGTTCAATACAAACAAAACAAAACTTGGTTACTGTACCACAAGTATCAAAATAAGAGTCTGACAAAAACTAAAACGTTTGTTTTTACAGATACCGAAGGGAATGAAAGAACCAGGATGCAAACCGTATGGACTGAAAAAGGACGATTATTTATTAACGAAAAAAAAGCATTATTATGAAAAACATGAATTTACCAGACAATCTTAAAGAATTGGTAATTAAAAAGATTGAAGAAATATTAAGCTTCAACTATTCAGGCATCATTGAATTAATAAACTATGAAGACTTTGAAGGCAGCGTTTCAGTAAATATTAATGAAGAATTTGAAATAGAAGGTACATATATTAACGTAGTGTTGTTTGGCGATATTGTTTACGAAATAATATCCCACACTACACGAACTTATGAATTACCATCCGAAACCAAGTTTTCAGATAGCGGATTGTTCATTGGTGAAATTGGAGTTTATGACAAAGGAGGAAATGAAATATTAACAATCATAGATAACGAAATTAAAAAATGTCATTAAGAAAAACATTTCAGTGGTGTGGATATGAATGGTTGACACAAGAACGTTGGGGTCAGATACACAAAGAAAAAAGACAGGCGTATTATGATAAGAATTCTGTTATACTCAGGCCAGATGGTTCTATAAGCCTATTAACTCAATGGAAACCTAAAATATTTGAGATAGATGGGAAGAAAGTAAAATCTATTAATGCTGTTGGTCTTATTTCTTGTTTAAAACACTTTACGTGGGGAAGGTTTGAAATAAAAGCAAGGCTCCCTGAAGGCCGTTGGTTATGGCCGGCATTTTGGTTGTGGGCGTGGGGGGATTGGCCTCCTGAAATTGATATATTCGAAGCCTATTCTTCTAAACATTTTGGGTACTTTAGGCCAAGCATTAACAATCCCTCGCTTTACAACATTGAATCAAATGTTCACACCAGAGGAAACTACGTACATACACCACCGGCACGAGATCATTGGATTGGCTTTAAATCACCGAATAAAACGCATATGATATATGCTTTGGAATGGAGAAAAGACAGCCTAAAATTTTTTTATAATGATAAGCTTGTTAGAACCGTTACGAATAAATCTACCATGGATTATTTAAACGAATACTCTATGAATCTTGTGATTAACAACATGATTAGAAATGTAGCACCAAAAGGTCATACTGAATACTCTGATTTTAATATCAAATATTTTACATACACAAAATATTAAAAATTAATATGATGTATCATGCAAAGACATACTAAAATATATTTCGTCTTTTTTGGGTATGCACCAGGAGATTTTGTTCCAAGTGAACTAAACTTTCGTTTAGCCACTGAAATACACCATATCAAAAATAAAGGAATGGGAGGAACAAATAATCCGGAAATTAATCATATCGAAAATATTATGGCCGTAAACAGAAAAGAGCATGATGAATACGGAGACAAGAAAAAATATCTTTCTTTCCTTAAGACTTCACATGCTACTTTTATAAGAACTATGAAACCAAGATATAAGTTTGAATATCTTGAGGAACCTCCTGAAGTGAAAGTAAAATTAATGAGAAGAAAACTGAGAAATTTAAAGGCCGCCCAACCATGAGCGGCCTTTTTTTATTGATACATAACAGGATCGTATTCTATTGTTGTGGATTGAACTGTAATATTTGCTCCTGAAGTTATTGGTCTATGCTGAACAGAACCGAGAAGTTTTCCAAACGTAATTTGTTTCGTTGAATCAGAAATAAGAGCAATTAAATGAATATTAAATTCCTCAGATAAATTAATCATTTCAGATTTACCTTCTTTAATCATTTTACTGTCTATATTAAGCCCATGTTCGTAAGCATAATACAAAACATTACCCTCATCATCAAATTCAAAATAAGATTCTAAAATTTGTTTGTTACCCGTATCATTATCAGTAACCTCAATTTCTATTTTTTCTGATCCTTGTTGAATTATCAGTTTTATTTTATTGACTCCTGAAGAAGGACTAAATGTGAAATCTGAAACAATAGAAATCATATCCATGTTGTTAGCAACATTGCTTGGTATAGATGCGGATTTAACAAGTCTATTGTTTATATTCGTACTTATTTCTTCATAATGAGTAAAATAATGTTCATTATAACTTCTATGCATATCCTCAACTTTGCCAGCGGTTGTTAGCCATAAAGAAATAGGGATAGCTGTTGCTTCAACGTCATTAAGTCGTGATTCAAAATTAGAAACATCGGCCTGATTTACTAATAATTGATTAATAGAAGTGTTTATCTGTCCTATGAATTGATTCAATCCGGTAATGGCTTGTGTGTTCTGATTTGCTTCAGAACTGGCAGAACCAACAGCGGTATTAAGATTGATTAATGCTTTTGAAATTGTATTACCAAGAGCAATAGGTACATCGGTAAAGTTTCCTTGCAAATCCTTAATGGATGTAATGTTACTATTAATATTTGCAATGGAATTATTAAATATTGATGTACTAACAAAAGCATTACCAATTTCACTATTTGTCCTGTAAATTTGCAATGCATCATCAATATATACACTGATATCATCCTGGTTGATTGGTACATATGAAAACGTAATTTTTTCATTTACATGATCAACGTCAATACCAACTCCATCCCCAACAAATTCATATGAAGAAAGTAAAATATTAGAACCAGTTCCTCCTGTTCTGTTATCTGCACTATTGGCTTCAGTAATCTTCAAAATATTTTTTACTGAATCCTTTCGCTTAATGGATGGTAACTGGTGCGGTTGTACTGCTCTTGCAAAGCCGTCTGAACTAATAGTATTTCTATTAAAAGCATCATCATCTTTGCTTAATCTAACCAAACCTTGAGAGGTTTCTTTAGCAGTGCTTTCCGATTCCATAAAAAATGGAATGGAATAAAATAACCTTCTGAAAGTAGCCTCATTTGGCCTGTTCATAGAAGAGAACTTATTGTAAGAACTTCCGGCAGGACCAAAGAAGAATTCGCGTTTTTTTCTTATAATATTATTCATAGTAGTAAATGGTTTTATAAAACATGAAAATTATCACCTATCTTCATTGTTCCAATTCCAAGCTCATAGGTGGTAAGCTCAAAAATATCAAGCAATTGATATATACTAATATTCATTGATAAAAAGTAATCCACAATCTTTTGAACTTCGTATTCTTCCCAAAGCTCTTTAATTGTTATTTCCTCCTGATCGTATTCTTCCCTCATAATAAAGAAGTAAATAAACAGCATATGCATTTCCATAATCCGAAGCGATAATTCATCGGCTTCATCCTGGGCTCCTTCTTCTTCAACAATCAATAATTTTTCTGTGTTTCCTCTTAAAAAATCATCAGCCAGACTATAGAACTCTGCCCAATACTGAGAAAAATCAGACCCTTTTTTTGCTAAATAATCAGGAATGGTTTCGAAAGCTAATACATTCAACATATTAATCGTCTTTGTAGTTAGTCGCCATTTCAAGCGATTTTCTTATATACTTATCTGCTAATTTAATAACAGAATATCTGTCGTTAGTAAGCATGTAATGCTCTATGTATTCAAACCTTTCAAAATTTATGGTACTCATTGCGGTCAGAAAAAACGAGTAGATTTTGAAAGAACTCATAACATTACGGCTTCTTTTGTATTGCTCCATTACACCTTGATAGCTTTCATGCTTTTTAGTATACACTTCTTTCATGGCTTGATGAACATAATCATTTACTTTTGAATACTCATATATCACAAGCCACTTGGTTGATTCTTCGATTAAGATTTCAGAATTCGGATCGGCGTCTCTCATTTCTTCTATAGACCCATTGTATATCTTTACTAAATAAACTCCATCCGAATTATTTCCAAGGTTTATCTCTTTGGTTTCTCCACTTTCAATAGAAAATGAAATCGCAGGCTCTAACTCGTTTTGTTCAACATCAAGCACTCTTATTCCTCTTGCACCTGGAACGTTGCTATCGTCTGAAATTTGCCACCTGTATGGAGCAATCTTTTTTAAGCTGTAATCTTGCCAATCAGTATTACTAAATGACACTGCTTGTTGAATAGACTGAACAGGATAAACAAGGCTTCCTGCTTGAGCATTTGTATAGCACGCATCAAATTCAGCGAAATCATCTATAGTTAATCGCTGCCATAACTCTATTTGGGCATCATCATATAACGGTTGGTCGGTGACACTCGCTCTTATTTCAGGCTCCTCACCTGGTTCATAAGAAATCGCATCATTGTTTATTTTCTTATAAAAACCGCCGTCTTTATATACAATGACTCCAACAGGGTACTCCTGGGCATCATCATATACTGGAATGAAATACATGAAGGTTTTATACCTTCTGTTATTGAGTACAGGATATTGATACTCCATACCAAACCCTGTTAGTTGAGAAAGAGACGGCTTTATCGTGTTGTTTTCAAATACAAATATTGCCCGGATAAACTCTGTTGAAGCATATCCTGTATCTTCTTCATTAAGCGTTTCTGCATAATTAAGAGTTTGATCTCTTACAAAAATATGTTTGCTCTCTTTTTCGACTTCTGTGCCTATGATAAATGTAGGATCAATATGTGCCATTATTCTTCATTTTTAATTGGTTCATAAAGTGTTTCTATTGTTGTATATCCCGGAGCAAATCTTTGAATATTTTCAACTTCAAATTCTCCTATAGGATTAGTAAGTATTCGTTTAAATACAGAAATAATTGCAAAAGGACTTGAGATAATTCCACTATCAAACAAGGCAAACACACCGGCATAAGAATATTTTATGTTTCGAAGGATTCTCCAATCCGGAACGAAACCTGTTTTATCATCATCATCGTCTTTCACAGACATGTTGTAAAGCATAGAAACACCAAGAACCATCAATGTTTTTGATGCAATTCTTAACCAGTTGTATTTCTCAGATTCGCTCATATTCTTAAAGTTGTCAAGACTTCTTGTTTTAACCACATCGCCAATCATTCGTGTTGCTGTTCTGACCCATCCTTCCATGTAAAGTCTTTCCCATTCAGCCATAGGCTTGCCATGAGCATCCTTTTTCACTTTGTACCTTCCAACATCACCAATATAATGACCTTTCATTACTGCATTTTGGACGTGTGTAAATAAGTAATTACGGAATACAGCGAAGAAGCGGCCAAGTGTATAGTGAGTCAACATGACTTTTTCTTTATCCGTATAAGCTCCCACAACAAACATATCAGAAATATTTTTAAACTTCCTCGATTCTTTACGGGTATAAGCCCTTACAAGTTCTCCTTCTTTTTTCTGTCCTTTGAATCCATCTTTATAAACTTGATTACGAATTGTTTCATACAGTACATTTCCGTCTTCAGTCATTTGTCCGTTTTCATCATAAAAACGCTTGTCTTTTTTCCGATTGTAATTAATCTTCCCTGTTTCGCTATCAAATTCATGAGCATCCCAGGTTCCATCATGCACCATTTGAGCAATCATTACCAGATTACGACCATAATAGTCAGAAGCATAGTTAAACATATGACCCCAATACCTTGAAAGAATCTGTCCTTTTTTCGTTTTGCTCATATTTTGAGGATGTGAAATTAATTCCCATTCACTCATTGAAATATTCTGATACATCTTACAAAGCTCAGACATCTTCCCCCATTCGCTGAATATTAACCTGTTTGCTTTGATAAGATCCGAAAAGTTAAATATCCCACGTTCAACAAACTGGTTCGCTATTCCTTCCACGAACGAGTGCATTCCATTAATTAATGATGATACAACACCAACATTCACATTACCGAAAAGCGCAATTGTACCACCAACAGTTGAAAGTGTACTAATTGTTGGTTGTAGCTCTACTCCTCCAATATCACCACCAAGGTTACGGCGTTGTCCGCGAATAGACATTTCCGTAAACATTTCCACATAATCAATTTCATTACTCAGATTTTTATCTTTATGATTTTTCATATCTGTCATAAAAACTTTTGCTCCATTGATTATAGGTAGCACATCGTTTTCATAATGAATCTTTCGCTTAGAACTCATGGCAAAATAATTCATAATTGTTTCAATATCAGTAGTGATATTGTTGTTTTTCTCCTGACTGTCAAGAACAATTTCTCCTTTTGAATTTTTCCCAATTCCAAGAATATCAAAAGTTCTTGCATGGCTACCAAACTTTGTGTTACTGCCTTCACGCATGTACCCAATTTGATTAAAGAATTGATCAGAAAGCTTATTTATTTCTTTCACGTCAGTTTTTGAAAGATCATTTGCATCATCAAACATGTTCATGTTGTTAGTAATCTGACTCAGCCGTTTTTTACTAGACTTCCCTAATTCTCCTTCATTAAATAATTGTTCAGAAGTTTTTGTCATTAAAGGAAGCATCCCTTTCTGATATGAAGAATTTTGCATTAACGACTCATAAGCGTCTTTCTTTGTAAAATTATAATTAGGCTTACCAGTTTTAAGATTTTTCATATATCCTTGCATTTCATGATAATGATAAACAAGGTCGATATATTGATCCGTAATCATATTCACAAGTTTTTCTCCCTGTTCCAATAGTTCTGCAGAAAGACCAAGTTCTTTTGCTTTTTTTGCGTTAACAGGATCTTTTGTTTCATCAGTAGTCCAGAATATTTCACCAGTAAAAACTTCGTTTCCAGAACCGTCAATGTCACGTTTTACAAATAAATCTTTGAAAAACCTGTGAGACTTATCTCCAAAACCTATTGAAATACCACTATTTCTACTCTCAAACCATTTTTGAATAGGCTTAAATTCAGATTGAAATTCCTGAACTTCTTCAACAATTTTATTGGAAGTGTCCAGGGTTATTTCACGTAAAGCCTGAATGATATCATTGGCAATATATTGTCCGGGTTGAATGAATTTATCAATATCACTAAGCAGTGACATATCCTCACTATTCATTTCAGTGTCAACCACATTTACCGTCTTAAGATCAAGTAACGTCTGCGTAAGCAGATTAATTTCCTGACGATAATTATTTGTTTCGTCATTATTTTCAAGCGCATATCTGAGTCTTGCCATTAACAGGTTCTTTTTCTGTATAACAGTATAATTTTCAGGATTCTGAAATAGCATTTTTATATATTTAGGGAACGAGTTATCGGCTGCATTTTCATAAAAATTATTTAGAAGCTTTTCATAATCTACTTTTGGAATTTTTAATTCCTGCTTAAACAATTCTTTTAATTCCGGACTCAAACTATTTATAAAATCATCTATTTGAGACAATACACTAATGTTCTTATTAACCTTTAAAAAATCAATCATTTTCATTTGGCTACCTGAAGGCTTAAGACTGATAACTCCTGCCTCCTTAATCTTAATATTAGGATTAGCATTCATTAGTTTGTTTGCCATTAAAACAAGCATTAGCTGACGAACATCACCTGGGTTATTTGTCATAGACAGACCCATTTTTTTAGCTTCTCTATCCGTTAAAAATCGAGAAGCAATATTGCCAAGCTCATTTTCTATATCCGGCCTGTCGATATTGTCCATGGTAATATCATAAAGCGACACGTAAATTGAACCGTCAGACGTTTTCTCTATTGAAATATGGGGATCGAAACTTCGGATACTTTTTGACAAATGCTTCGCAATCTCTTCTCCACCTTCCATTTTTTCAAGCTCAGAAACTCTTCCAAACTCTTTAAATGAAGCATATTCAATCTGCTTTTTAAACTTTTTGAGAATAGGAACCTTATAAATAGGAATATCGTTACTAGTTTTTCCAAAAGTTTCTATAGAATCATGCACAGAAGCTTCATGTTCATTAATCCAGTTACTTATTTTCGCTTTAAATTTATTATCACGAGTTTCGTATTCAGTAATAACCTTTTTACGAATAGTAGATTTGATTTCATCTACTGTCATTCCTTTGAAATTATATTCTGTTCCAGTTAGACCAGCCCCGATTTTACCTGTATTAGTATCAATAAGATTGTAAACATAATCGACCTTAGCATCAGTTGACATTTCCTCGAAATCAAACCTGTCACTTGGGTTCGTAAGCACCTTGGCCATCTTCTTTACATCATAAATCGTTTTAATTTTTGAAGCATAAACGTCAGCCTTGGCTATATTACTCATTTGCTTTGAGGACACATACGATAGAACCTGTCCGTTATTAACAGCATTAACCATCATTTCAGCGAATGATTTAATAGTAGCATTTTTAAAATCGAAATCCTTTAATGTTCTACTGTTTATTTGCTGAACACCTAACGCGCCATAAACCGCATTCTTCAACCATGTATAAAAACGATTGACAAGGGCCGAAATTTTGCCATATAGCGTACTTGCTTTTTGATCAGAGTTCATGCCCGGAGTCTTGTCTAAAAGATTTCTGACGGCTTCCTGGCTATTCCATCCGGCCATAGTTGCAATAACTTCCTTAACAAGATCCACTTTTGAAATATCTGCATATTCTTTAAGGATTTCCTGAACGACCTCATGATTACTTTCAATTAAAGTTATAGCTTCATTTTCAAGAGCACGATACAGTTCATGATTTGCACTTTCAAGTATGTCAATGAACACGTGAGTAATCTCGTGAATAGGCGTGTCAAGCTGCAATTTATCTGTATTGAAAAAGACCTGTCCGTTCTCAAAATACCCTATCAATTCAGGATGTTTGCTCGTAATGTTATTCACATAATTAATGCGGATATTTGGAAAAGCTTTTTGTAACTTATCCATGAATGACTTTAAAACATAGTATGAAGCTTTACTTTGATTTTTAGATATCCTTGAAGCTTGAGGCTTATTTGCCTTAGTGAATTTTATTATACTTGTATTTGTTAGATTGTCTTTTTTATGTTTAGGACCGACAATTTCCACATTTCCAACAGTTCCATCTTGAAGCACAGCTTGATCCTTGTTTGATAATGAGTAAGGGTAGTCGTTGTTTTTTTGGTGCCATACAACTATAGGAAAATATGATTTGATTATAACAGAATCATTATTCTTAAACGTTCTCATTTCCTTGCTGGAAAGAGCGTCAATAACAGGCAGATTTGTTGTTTCAGATTTAGCAGAATACGTGTTTATCAATGTAGGATAAGGACTGTTAAGATACTCTTTAGTTCCTTTTTTAATATCAAACTTATAAATGTGTGGGTTGAAAGATGCCTTTTTTGGCGTATAATAAATCAATGACGTAATGATATCATTCTTTTTCAACTTTTTCATAAGTTTTTCGGTGTCCGCTGCATAATGAACAAGTTCCTTATTGCGAAGAATAACCTGCTCAGCAAGATCGTTTTCATTTATCTTTTCCGGATCAAAAGATTGAATCCAATTTGTGTATTGGCGTTCTGCTTTTTCATCCGTAAAATCAATCATAGACCCATTCTTATAACGGAACCCATTCATTAATAACTGATACGCTCTAAAAGCATTTTTAACACTTTCATCAATTATCTCAAAATGATCTCGGTACAGTTTTTTATGGGTATCGTTCACATCATTAGATGAAGAAAAATCAAGATAAAGGTAGCCGGACTTTGTACTACGCTGCTTAACCCTTCTCAAGAAAGTATTATTCTTCTTCCCTTTTGGTGCATTTTTATACCAGTTAAAAGTATATTCCTCAATAAATAAAGGGAAATCCATACTAAATCTTACCCTATTTTTTGCTAACGATAAGTCATAAGCCTGATCTCCAACCGTTACTTCTTTAAAATTATCAGCAATAAACTGGCCGACAATATAATCTTCAATACCACGTTCTATCGTTTCATAAACAACAGGAATATTAATGCTTTGCCCAAGACGTTTTTCAATTGTTCCTTTGGCTTTATTAATAACCTTATCTGTAGTAATAGATTCATTAATTGTTTTTTGTACCTGAGCAAGTGTTCTTACATGTGTATAAAGCATTTCGTTTTCCATCATTGCATCACCAATATTAAATTGTTTTCTAATATTTGACTCATGCCCGTCAGTAGGAATATTCATAATTCCAGTTGTAGATTCTCCTGCAAGCCTGCGCTGAATATATTCATCTGCATCAGTGGTTCCAATGGCTTCATTAATACTATTGATTACATTATTTCGCTTAGAATTTTCAATACTAATCTCCTGTTGAATATTAGTAATGTTTCCAAATCTCCGCAATTGCTCTCCCATATATGCATACTCACGAATTTGAACGAGAAAGCGATCTTTTTCATCTTTTATTTGGTGTGTGGGAGTATCAAAATAATCTCCTGATATATATTCACTTATGGCTTCCCATATAGGAATTATTTTATATTGTGCGTTTTCAGGAACTCCATTATCATTATACCCGGTAATAGACTTAGATGTCATGCTCTTTTTAGAAGCATTTAAAATTGTTTCATTCTGTAAAATATCTAGTATTTCTTTTTCTGAAAGACCGGCCATCACCATTCCATTCACAATAGGTGAAGTTGATTCTGTAATATTCAGTCTACCGAGAAGTCCACCTTCTTTGGCGTTATCGGTAGCGGCATTAATAAGCTTTGCAACAAAAGCGATCTGCTCAGAAATAGCCTTATTACCTGAAAACATTTTAAACTTTTCAGGAGGCAATATTTGATCCCTTGTGGCTTTTGGAATTGCTAACAATTTAAGCGTAAACTTTTCAAGGTTTTGAAAGTGCCCTACAAGCTTTTGCCCTGAGAGATTAATCTCTGAAGCTTTCATGTTAGAACTAATATCAGAAACAAATTCCTGCCATTCCTGAGGAACAAGGTCCGCTTTATCACGGAAACTATCAAGATTAATTTCTTCAAGAATCATTTCGATATTTCCGGACTCACGATAAAACTTTTGCAAAGCAGTGAATATCATATTCCCATTATATTTAGTATCAAATTTTTCTGCCTTTGAATAATCTGCATCTATTTCATCAATTGAATTCGGATCTTCTGCTTTCTCTTTTAGTTTACCTGTTTCTTTATGTGCTTTTTTCTCAGCCTTCATTCTTTCTTTAATGACTGAATCAGGAGTTATTTCATTTCCCCATTCATCAAGAGAAAGGAAATACATAGAAACTTGGTCAATATCGTAATCAGAACCGTCAAGAATGTTCTTTTCTGCAGAAGTATATACTGTATTTTCGCTTTCATAGTCAAAAGCTACAATACGACCGACCCACCCTGAAGATGCGTTGGTCGTAGGAATACGGACCCCAAATACGTTTAAAGCTTTATTCAGGTTATAATAATAATTGGATATCACGTTCATCATTAAACCAAAAGCCTTGCTACCTTCTCCAGGAATTCCTTCTTCATCAAGAGTTTTTAATTGCTTATCGATTTCTTTGTATAGTTTCGGATTGCTTTCTTGAATAGTATCAAGCAGATCATATTTATCATTAACACGAATAGACTGTGTAAACCTTCTGATAATTTCTGTTCTGATATCAGGATGGAAGGAATCAAGTATGCCGTCCAGTTCCATTCCTTCAAAAGCTTTATTGACTTTATTCTGAACGTCTTTATATTCAGGATTTGCATTATCAAATTTCACTTCCTTGCCATTTATGACTACACTCATAACATCACGAAGCGTAGTGTTACGAGTAATTCCGAATACTTTCATGTAGCCAAAAGGAGCAATCACTTCAGCAGGTTTAATCTCAACTTTTTTCCCTGCCTTTTGAGCTTCAATAAGCTCTTCTTTTGTGAATAAAGTGCCGTCAGTTTTTGTTTCTTTGCCTTCTACTATAAAAAGTATTGGCTTTAATGGCCGCCTTACTTTACCATCAACATTTTGAGAATCATCATCAAGATCAAGATCAGAAGGCAAGTATGCATTCCCGTCTTTATCAAAATACATATTACCAAGGTCCGGAGCTTGAACAAAAGACTGTCCGGCCATATTTGGTTTTATATATTTATTCACTGCGGTAAGAAAAGCAGCAATAGCTTTATTTCTTGAAACATCAGGACTTGCCCATGCAGATACCCGCCCTGCTTTTCCTGTATCTCCACGCTTCATTGCAGTATAATGCAACAACTCTTTCATGTACTCTATGCTTTTGCCTGAACTCATAGAAACAAGTTTCTCTCGAATAATATTTGCAGTACCGGCTAATCCATGGTTTACTTCCTTTACAATTGTCTCATTTGTTTCGTTATCTAAGCCACCGATAACACTAAGAATCTGAGTAGGGATAACTTTTTCAGCTTCAATCACATCTTGCTTTGTAACAGTCTGAATTTTATAAGCGTCATTATTTATCTTAATCCTGTTCTTTTCATTGTTTAAGCTTTTATTTATTGATACATTTTGAAGTGTTAGCATTTCTCCTATAGGCACATCAAAATCTATTATTTTTCTTTTCCCTGATTTTACAGCAGATTCAAACAAAATATAACCAACCATCTGATCATCAATTAACTTTCTTATATCTGTATCATTGGCTGCCCTGTCAATTAATGCTGTTGAAGCTTTCCGGATATCTTGCCCGTTATTCTCGTATTCTTCCATGAAGTAAGGCATTAACTCTTCGCCAACCATCATTTCAAACATTTGTTTGAATATCTTATTGTTTCTGAATTGACGGTTATTGATAGGCATTTGAGAAAGCTTAGCATATATCAAATCATCTGTAACAGGATTGTAATCAAAAATCATTGGCTTAAGCATTCCGTTATGGACATTACCAAATTCTTGCCCGGCACTTCGTTTTAGCATTTCAGCCCAAATAGGGTTGACAATAGAAAGGCCATCTGTATGCAGTTCCTCTTCAAATTTTTCACTGAATTGCTTTTGCAATCCAGGAATATCACGTAGAATAAGCGTGTTTGCTGTTTTACCAACACCATCTTTTCTTGAAGTGTCGACATGGGTACCAGGACCAGTAAGACTAGAACCTCTCTTAATAAAATCTGTTAAATTTGCATAATTTGTTTGAGAACCACGCACAATTTGATCCATTGATTCATTTAATACATGGAAATTCCAAAAAGCAATATCAATCAATGGGTGTATCTGATTACCTTCAGATTGGTATTTGTTCTCAATTATTTGTTTGCGAATCTTGCGTGATTCTTTAGTATGCTTTTGCTGGATAGCTTTTATTTCCTTTTTAAGCGTTCCATACATTTCGTTAAGATTCTTAAATTGCTGATCAAATTGTTCAAGATTTTCTTCTGCTTCTTTTAAGGCCTCTTTCTTTTCGGTTCCTCTAAGTTTGTCAATCTCTGCTTCAATCTTTTTACGCTCTCCTATTTTATAGCCAATTTCTTTTCGTTTTTTCTCCTTTTCTCTAAGTTCCTCAATATGTTTTTCAATCATATCAGAAATTTGTTCTCCTGACTCCATATTATAACCAAACTGCTTAAAAAGATCGGTCATTTTAGAAGTCATTTTATAACCTGAATCAGCAATCCATTCTGCAAATTGCTGACGACTTTCAAGCGTAGCTTTTTCAAGAAGTTCCTGTTGCTTCCTACCTCGTTTGATTAGATCTTTTATTGTATTAGTTTTTCTCCATTCAGCAATAAAAGAAGGCTTATAAATAATATTGGAATCCTCTGTAATTATAGAGTTGCCAAGGCCTGTAATCTTAATAGTTCGAGTTTCAGGATTAAATTTTTCAAAATAATCCTTTTTTTCTGTGAGTTGATTGATAATTACTTTTGTCTCTGCTGCTGACAATCCTTCCTCGATATATTTCTGTAATGATTCTGTTGATTTGAAATTTTTACCTAGAACATTGTTCCATCTGCCCAAGGCAAGATTGTTTGTTTTCTCGTAATAGTTTACAAAGAGATCGATTGAATTTGCAAGGCCAGTGTAATTTACACCAAGCTCTTCAAGGAAATCATATCCTTCAGCAAACGACTTAAAGAAGATAGGGTTTCTTTCGCTAACAACGTTAAATACTGACCTATTCTTTTTGTCTGCAAGCGTGCCATACAGCGAAGGAAGTACGCTTTCATTACCGCCTTTAATGATTTGCTTATAAGTAAGTTCTTCAATAATTACTTTAGCAAAATCTTTATCTGTCATTTTATCTATGCCACCTGAACGAAGGAAGGTTTTAATTCCATCAAACTTTTGAATTGGATCAACCGAAATTACATTCGCAAGAATAGGATTGTTATACCCATTATTTCCGATTATCGGAGAAACAGGATCTATATTTTCATTCTTAATTTTTCTAGGGAGATTCGACACATAATCTTTTTTACTGAGATCCGACACATGAGCTATTAAGCTTCTAGAACCGCCCATAGCTGCATCATAAAGATTGCTTGAAAGTGGATGTGAATACTCAAAATTCCCTTCTGAGTTAACAATCATACGCGTACCAATATCAGCATTGTATTGCTTCATCAAGTTGCCTATATACTCATAATACATATAGAAATCTGCAGGACTTGGAAGATCAGGAACACCAGAACGTTCACTCGTCCGGTTAGTGTTTTGTTCAACACTATCCCACTGAATACTTGCTTTTTGATAAAGGCTTTTTGCTAAATCAAGAGCGGCTTTTGTTTCTTTTGAAAATTTCAAATCGCGTGCTTTACCACCATTATCAAAATGCTTTGTGTATTCTTTGTCCACAATGACTCTTGCTTGTAATCCTGCAGTAATAGCATGAAGGTATTGCCCAAGAGACATAGACCAATTCTTATTACCTTTCTCACTGGATTGGCCTATAACTTCTTTGTTTAATTCTTCAATGATTCTTTGAGTAAAAATCCCCTTCTTATTAAGCTTAAGGTTGTTAAGAATTATTGAAATGGCCATTGGAGATTGCTTTTTTATATCTCCTTTGATGTACAGCTTTCCGTTAAAGAAAATTCCTTCTTTTGTGACACTTAAATTTTTTTGGTTTGCTGAATCAAATACTTCAGAAACATCCTTATTAAGGAATCCTCCTTGTCCAATGAAATGTGTTTTCATGGATTCCCGAATATATGCTTTCATCACTTTGTCATCAGCTGAAGATTTAACTTCCCAGGATTGTTTTTCTGTTAGGTTAACTAAAGCTAAAGACACATTACCGAGTGAACTATAATATGATATGAATCCGGAAACAATATCCCTGTAACGCTTTCTTTTTTCTAATGAAACTTGCTCGTCTTCTGCCAAGGCTTGATATCCGTTATTCTGCATTCTGAAATTAAGGTCTGCATTCCCTTCTGAGTCTGCAAATTTTTTATTTCCAAATGTCGACATGAAAGAATAAATCAGTGTTTTATATTTTGATTTATCTGTTTCATTCTTCATCTTTTCAAGCATATCAAAAAACTCCTGATCTGTAAAATGCCGTTTACCCATCTGCTTCAATCTATTAGCTGCATCGATAAGGATATGATCCATTGTATTTGGATTTGCATAATAAACTATATTCCCATTGTATTCAACTTTAGCCTTTTTGCCTTCATCGTATATAGGAATAGATTGCAGTAACATTTTCTGAAACTCAGAACGTGAAAGGTTAGGATCAAAGCTTTCAGCTTCTACAAGTTTTTGTCCTGAAGCTCCACTAACACTTTCACTATCCAAGGCTTTTTTTCTCTTGAAATCCACAAGCGCATTTAAGTTTACGCGACCTAAAGCAATTTGTGTCATTGAAGCAAAAATCTTTTTGTCACTGAGTAATACAGGGTAAATATCTCTTTTCAAATATTTCCTTCCTAATGGAGTATTAAACATTCTCTTGATTTTCTCAAAGTTTAAGCTTCCGTCTCTATCCAGTACCCTGCTAAGTTTTTCACGAGTTTTCTCATCAATACTATCGTACTTGTTATAAAGAGCAAGAAGAGCTTCTCCAACTGTTTTGTTTTCGTTTAAGCCTCTGCCAAATGGTGATTGCTCAATAAATTCAGGTATAAAAATATTGTTCTTCACCCAATCCACAAGCTGAACATCACCTATTCTTGATTCAAGATACTTAATACTTTCCTCGCTATTATGCTCATTTTCAACTTTGTAAAAGGTGTTTTCGTTAGATGATAATGCATGACGATCTTTAAAATATCCCTGATCTGCGAGATATAAAATTTCGTCAAAAGTGTAATGATATGCTCCGAATTGATTAGCTACTTTCTTTAACCACATAATGAATCTTTGAAGTAGATTTTTAAATTTTATGTTTTCGGAGTTCTCATAAAGCTTTGAAATATATTCATGGATATCGCTTTCGGAATTTATTTTTTCTCCGTTATCCTCCATTTCTTTACGTGCTGTTTCTAATATTTTTTTACGTTGTCCGGGCTTCACCATATTATTAATGATGAAGTGCATTGCTTCATGTCGAACTGTTTGAGAAGATGTTTTCCCATCCAGCATAGCAAGCTTTATTAATGCATCACGGGTAAGGCCAAGTGCACGCTGACCATCTTTAGTATACAAATATCCATTATGGAAAAAGACATTTGTATCGGTTAAATCACCAATAATACTTCTGAGTGTTTCCCTGGCTTTTTCAAGAGAAACAAAAGAAAGCTTATTCTCTGTTGATACTAACTTAGGATACTCTTCATCATCGCTTAGTTTTTGATTTAATGCTTCAAGAATCTCATTCATATCTGCATCACCCTTTTTGGCCTCAGAAAGAATTTCAGCTTCGAATTCATCTATTGTGGCTCCAATAGTTTCAAAAGCACTTACAATATCTTCAACAGAATTGTTATTAATATCATCAATCGTAAGACTTGTTCTGCTACTAAGATCTAATGATGATATGCTTTCTGGCTTAACGGGCTCATGCTTTTTTGTTTCTTGTTCTTTTGGAGCACTTTTGCTTATACGATTAAACTCAAGATTTAAGTTTGGTTGCGTAACATCATGAACAATAGATTCAAAATGTGCTATATCAATTTTACCACTCTTATTTTTTGCAGGATAACGGAAATACTGATCAATACTGTTATTAGCTATTGCTGAAGAAATAAATTTCGCAATACTTTTAAGAGATTTAATCTTTTGAAGTGGAGTACTTCCTTTTATGCTAACTCCTTTATCGTTAAACCTTAATGGTAACTGATCTTTATAATTATTCAGTATATTAGCATTGGTTTTCACAAAACGGAATAAAACGGATTCTTCAACCTCTTTGAATAAATCAGCCTTTTCTTTATTAGAAAGATCCTTAAAATTTTCTTCATATGCTTTAATCAAATCTTCTACCTCAGATAAATCCTGAAGGAAATAATCAAGGTCTTTATTGTTTTTAACAATTTTCCGATCAATAAGAAAAGTTAACTCCCCAACACCATCAAGCTTAATTGTAATTGTATTACGCCATTTGCCGTTTTTCTGTCTTTTAGATTCAGAAATGACATACATATTATCTTGATCTTTCGCTTCAATAACCTGCCTTTTTTTGACAAGTTTATCAATCAGGTTCTTAATAGGAATAAAATCATCAAATACACGAATTATTTTTCCGGGCTCAACAGAATTAACAACAGATTCAACCTTTTCTTCTGAACGTAGTCTTCGCATACGCTCTTTATTCATTTCAATCAGTGCTTCTCTGGTTGCCAAATTATCATCATTGTCAAAAGCATTTTCAAACATTTTATCCAAAAGGGCTTCTGCCTTTGAATCGTCTGTTTCTTCCATGTAAGTGTTGTATGCTTTAGGCTGAATTGATCGTACCTTTCCTTCAGTATTGGTTTTATCAACAGCACCAAAATTAAACTCAGGCTCAAAATCTGCCGAAACAATATCCAATCCCTGATCAATGAATTCCTGCTTTGTTATTTCTTCTCCATAAGAATTTAATAAATCTAAAGCTTTATCAATGTCTTTTTCAGACATACGATTAATGGCTATTTTGCCGTCATATTCAAATCGTACCATTTGACCATTCTTCATTCCGAACACCTTGCCACCATCACGGTATTCTTTTGTTACTCTAACTCCAGGGTAAAAGTATTTAACAAGTAACATTTTCCTTGCATAGACAACATTCTTATCAGGGTTATAAAAATCTTCTACTGGAACTGAGCTCGAATTCTCCCCGAGAATCTTCACAGCTTCAGCATCAGTAACGAAAAAGGTATTTGTGGTATTTGTGTCCACTCCATTTTCAAAGTCTTCAGCAGTGGTTTTAAAACGCGTTACAGGATCTTCGGTATTTGGAACCTGATATTGACTCTCAAATTCTGATTGGTTGACAGCCTTAATATTTCCATTCTCTGTCTCAATATGGTATTGAGTAACAATCTTTCCTTCAATTCTTTTTGAAGTAATACCGTGAAGTTTATGAAATATAAGAGAATCTTTATCCTGAATGAGTTGTCCAAGCTTAAATCCTTTGTTCTCTGTTAAAGATCTTTCGTTTTCAAAAAACTCTTCTTGCCCAACAAACGTTTCATTCGCTTCATTTTCATTCTCAAATGACATGAGGCTAATAGCTTCTTCCGAATCGAGCTTCAATGTTTTACCGTAAAAATATTCAAGCGAAACAGAATCACCCTTCTTTTCAAATGTCTCTACAATATTTGATATTTTAAGGTTATTTATTTTAAGGCCATTCGCTCTTAAAATATCTGCATAAGCAGCAAGTTTTTTCTTATCGTATTCAGACAGTTTAGTGATAGATTTTCCACTTGTTATTCTAAAATCGTACACGTCAACCACCGGCTGCCCGTTGCTGTAACCTACAATTTTAACTATAGCCGGCATAGCAATTTTATCTCCGGAAACAAAAGGAAGATTAACCAATGTTAGGTCTTCATCAAGAATATCTAAAATTTCCTTAGAAGCAAAAAGTGAATTAGAGAGAATACTGAAAAGTTCGTCCTCTGTATATTTTGTTTCAGTGGCTTCAAAGTATTCTTGAATCCTTTCCCTGAAAGCTTTTTCGTTTGTTTCACTTGAGTTGAAATTATAAAGCAATGCAGCCTTAACCATAGAATTTCTCGAACGGGTATTGGCATTTTCATTACCTGTTTTTTCAAATAATGATTCAGTAATATGAGTAAGTGTTGGATCTTCGGAATTAAGATCTTTTAAAGCACTGACTCCTTTGTTTTTTAACTCATTAATTTTTTCTTCCGATTCAACGATTACCTGATTCTTCCCATCTTCAGTTAAATTAATTGATCGGAAGTCTGATTTAGAATCTATTTCATTATCCTCGTTGTCCGTTTTATTTCCGGGAGCTTTTTTAGAAGTAATTTCATGAAGTCTTCTGATTTCTTCCTGTCTTATCTCTGAAATTTCTTCTGTATTTATACTCTCACTTTCAGGAACTTTATCAGTTTTTTTAGACTTTGAAACTTTCCCTATCATGACAAGAGATTCAGACGCACGACTAACCCCTGTCAGCCCTATCCGAGACTCTGTGACAATTCCATTTGGAGTACTTGTAACAACTGGATTGGTAGCAAAGAAAACATGCCTAGAAGCTATTCCTGATATCGCATTTTCTTCATTCCCAATAATAAATTCAACTGTTCTTACATGGTTTTCATATTCAGGATGTTTCCTCAAAAACTCGTCACGCTCAGCTTTATTTTTTACAATTAGCATAACTTCTGTTACAGGAGCATTTGGATTATTTTTCATGTAATCCATGAATGCCTCTTCAATTTCTTGAGTAGTTTCCATGTAGCGAACGCCTTTCATAGATGCTCCTTCTCCGGAAAAAGAAGTTATTGGAAGATCGGTGCGATCGCCTTCAGAAGCGGTGGTTCTAAGGTTACGATAATAATCCTGTATATAATGAAGATCACTAACTCCTGAACGATAAACCTCAGTCATTGGAATAGTGCGCTGTGTTTTCTCCATGATTGGCATCTTTGGAGTAAGTACAGCTCCTTGATCGTCAGTATATGATAAGTCAGAAACCTGGTTATCATCCCCAAGAAATAATGAAGGTATTTGAGAATTGTTAAGTTTATCTTTGATGATATTAGATTGATCTCTTGTAATAACGCTTATTTCATCAAAAATAACGATATCAGAATCTGGATCAATACTTGCCTTTCCTTCAAGAAATTCACTAAGAAGAATGTTATTCGACGTTTCAATCTCTGAAACATCTTGAAGATCTTTATCGATATTTGATTGAAGGTTACGATTAGGAGATACTATTGTTACTTTAACTCCCCGGCCTTTTAACTTACTAAGAAGTTGAATAGAATTTTTAAGTACAATAGTTGTCTTCCCCGTGCCAGCAAAGCCACGGACATAAAGCCCGTTTCTAATCATTGTATCATGTTCATCTTCACTAAGGAAATTCTTAAAAGAATCAAACTTCGGATCAAACAAGAAAGAAACGATTTCCATTAAGGCCTGCTCTTGCTCGTAGTTTGGAACAAATTCATCAGATCCTTTTTGCTCTTTCTCTGAAAGCATGTCACGATATATAGCATAAAGATCCTCCTTTGAGAAATCTTTTCCTCCAAAGCGATTAATCTGCAATGCTTTGCTTATCATTATGTATTGATAAAGCTCTCCAAGGTCTGTGTTCTTATTCTCTGAATTAAAGTCTTTCTTTCCAACTTCTAAATTTGATTCACTTAAAAGCCCTGAGTTTTCATTTGGCGAAATAGCCGATCCGTAAACAAAATCTTTAAGCGCAGTAAAAGTGGTTGCGCCTTCCGCTAATTCTTTCAGCACATTATCCATCTTTCCTTCAAGAAAAGTTTCAGCCTGAACAATAAGTCTTTCAATTTTTGTTATTGCTCCTTGTATTTCTTCTTGCTTTTCTTTTTTGCTTTTAGAGAAAAGGTAAAGAAGTTCGTTTATCGTTTTGACATTGTGCTCGTTAAGCACTTTCTCAATATCATCAAGCTCTTTAATGTTCAGTTTTGAATCAATCTCCATAAATCCATTAAGAGCAAATACTCTTGCCCCGAGGTGTAAAGACTTAGCTTTTACTTTGTAAGAATCACGAGAAGATTTTGTTTGCGCTACATATTCTTTTACGTCTTTTACGGTATTAAGATAGTTATCAATTTTTTCTATAATCTGAGTATAGTTAGATTCGCCTTCCGAAATTGATTCTTCTTTGTTTAGGACCGGTCTGGTTCCTTGATCTATCCTTTGATATGGTTTATCACGAAGCGGTGAGTGCTCTGCTGTATTTTCATTTGCTTCAATATCATTTTGCATCAGTTCAACATTCATTTCAAACTGATTGCGCAAAGTAGTAAGGACCGCTTTAATCTGTTCAAGATGTTTTTCCATAGATGCAGGATTCATAACTGCAACCTTGTTATCCATCATTTCCTTGTATTTTCTAAATACGCTTTCAAGCGTACTTGGATCTTCTTTCTTCTCATCAAGAAAAACAGGATGCTTTTCTATTATTTGATTAAGCACCTCAAGCTGTTCTTCCACTGTTAAATTTTCTATGCTTTTGCCACGCTTATTCCTTAAACGATTAAATAATTCAGTATTCCCACTAGCAACTTCTCTATCAGCATCTAATAATTCAGGATCAACTTTATTCGCTTCATTGACTTCGCCAAACATATCGTTAAGATTGCCGAGAGCTTGATCAACAGCTGCTTCACTTTGAGCCCTCATTCCTTCGAGTTCACCTAACCATTGCTGTGCTTTTGCATCACCATGAAGAGCACCGATTTCAACATCTGCAATGAAGTTTTGAATTTTCCGATAACTTTTTTTGGTATTTTCAAACTTTTCAGAAAGCGATACTTCGCTACCCTCTTTATAATTGGCTATTTCTCCGACTTGTTTTTCTAAATCAGTTATCGCTTTATCTACACTTTCCCTTTTTTCATCGGACAATATAGATTTGTCAAAACGATCTTGAGTTGATTTAAGAACTCGCTCTTCTTCTTTTAAATAATTCTCCGCTACTTCATCAAAAAGCGCTTGGGTTTGTTTATGAACCTCTTCTCCAGAAGCAGATCTTAAAGCTTGAAATTGATAAATATCCTGAAGAATTTGAGGACGTTGCGTTTCTACTAGATCCTTACGTTGTTTATTCAGTTTCTTTTTGTATTTATCCCTCTCTTCAAGAGTAAGATTTTCATATTTTTTCCCATCAAAATCTTTGTCAAGTATTTTCTTTTTGAGTTTTTTTTCTGCTCCATAAAATACCTGTGCTGATTCAAAATATAATGACGAATAAGTCTTGGAATATTTGCCACCTTCCTTAGGCTGTGTAGCATCTGCAAACTTTTTAGAATACCTTTCAACATCCGCTTCAAGTTTCTTTGTTTTTTCTTCAACTGAATTATATTTTTGACTGTCTTCTTCTGTGAAAATAGAAGGGTCTACTTCTAAAGCTTCAAGAGCTTTCTTAGCTTCATCAAGTTTACGGGCTATTTTTGTTGCTTCCTTGATAACAGATTTATCGCCCATGGTTGCTTTCAGTACTTCGGCTGAGTTAATACCGTAACGCTTAATAATATCACGGAATACCCCAATTGATTCCCTGACAATTCTTTTGGATTGATTGGCTTGAGTTTCGGCTGGTTGCCCATCTTTAGTTGTTCCTTTAACATTAACGACATCGCCGTTTTCAGTTGCTACTTTAGAGCCCAATACCCCATCTTTTTTTGCCTCTTTAATTGCAGCGTCAAGATCCTTATCTTTAATATCTCCGTTTTCAAGCGCCAAAGCAAGTTCAATAAATTTATTCTCAGAATTATCTTCCTTCCTTTGTTGCATTAAATTGATTGGTAATCCCGTTAGCAGTGAAGATATTCCAGCTATCGCCCCTTCTTCAAAGTTAACCGAAGTGTCGTCAAACATCCCGCCTTCTTTATTCTTAATTTTTGTGGAAAGCTCTATATCTTTTTGAATAGCCTCATATTCTTTTTTAGGAATTTCAACTTCAGATCCATCGGATAATATTTCAATCATTTTATCAGGATTATCTGACTCTTTCCATGAAGACTCATTATACCTGTTAAGAGTTTCTGATGCTTCTGCATCTGCATATAAGTTATACAGGTCTTTAATTCCTGAATGCATGTACCCTTCTCCAATTTCCTCAAGACTTTCATCAAAAGCACCAAGAAAACTTCTTGAAACGCCACTTTTTGGACCCCAATTTTTAAAGCCTTCCTTCCATTTATTTAAAGATCTTTTGATAAGCGTTTCTTTTCCATTTTTCCCTATAGAAGTAATAGGAATCCCTGTCGTTTTCGCGTATTCTTTAAATTCATTATTAATAGTCTTTCTAAGATTGCGTTTTGTGTAACGACTGAATCCTTGATGCTCCCAGTCTGCGGGTATTACTCTTTCAGAAGCGTAAGTTGCTGCCATGATAAGCGGAAACAATAGAGCAGAATCAAACTCTCCAATTCCAAGATTTTTCGCCTCTTCCCTGAAGGCTCCTGCAGCTTCTGCCGCCATAAAAGACATTCCAAAATGCTTCGCTATTTTTCCTGAAAGCTGAGTGGATAATCCTAAAGAACTGAACATGCCACCGGTAGCATAGTTCAGAAGTACTGTAGACGAAATTTGGCCTATACCATTCATTACCTGATACCTGAAAGAACTCCAGTTATTAAAAGCTCCTTCCATTTCATCGTAATTCTGTTTAGAGTATTTATTTGCCCAATTTAAACTGTTTGTGCCAACACGGTCTGACCACTTATCCTGATCAGAAGGATCGATAAGATCGCCAATAACCTCAATAAACTGACCGCTACCTCTAACCATCATTGGTGCTGTTCCTGACCACAATCCACGCGGTATAGCTTTATACCATGAACTCTCAAGATGTCGTGGACCTAATGCACTTCTTATTTTGTCTCCGGCAATGCGTTCTCCATCTTTCGCTTCTTGCCAAAAAAAATCGATGCCTTTCTCAAGGTTTTGCACACGCTTAAAATCATTGAAATATTGTGTTTCGAGGTTTTCATAATCAACAGGGAGAACCCTTCCTTCTTTATCTTTTATAAAAGGAGTCTTATCTGCTACCTCATCCGCAGTGGCAATTTCTACAGTACCAATACCAGGGAAGCGTCGGCTTGTTTGTGACACAGGTTTTGGATCATCATACTGGATGAATGAAGGATAATTCTGGCCTGTTTTTCTTTTTAAATAATCGCCATACTTATTATCAGGAACATAAATATCCTCTGTTGACCATTGAGAAAAATCGCCATCTTTATAAAGCCTCCATTTATCCTCTATTATAGAATACATGGTATTAAAGGCTTCTTCATCATTAGCGAGCCTGGGATTATTCTCTGCAAATTGCTTAGGAGAAGGCATTGCATACGTAACCTTTGTGCGAAGTTCGTCTTGCTTTACATCAGCAATATTGTAATCATATACCCTCAGCGCATACGAAAAATCCATTAAAGGGGGCTCATCATTTTGCTCTTGCAGAAAGCTATTTTGAGAATTAATGTCTTTATCCTTTGATTTAACCTTTTGCTCTGGTGGTTCAAGAGACTCTTTTTCAGGTATATTTATTTGCGTTTGTTCTGTTTTACTTTGCATAACTCTTTTTATTTTAAAAGCTTGTGTGCGTTTTTGTTGCTGTCTTCTGACGCGATAAAACCATCTTTAGCAACAGAGGCTAACCGGTAAGGATCGTGATCCATAATCGCTCCAGGAATAATAAAATAATTTACCCGATTTTCTTTTTTAATATCTGAATTATCCCATACTTTTGCTGCTGCAACATTAGCACGACCCTCCGTGGATTGCATTGAATGAACTTCAAGTCTTTCCCTATCCTTTTTATCACTTAAATCAAAGTTGATTTTTCCATTAGCTCCATCTATAGACCCGTTAAAATTTTTCAAATCATGTTTATGTACAAGCATATTTACTCCTAATGAAATCTTCCCTTTAGGTCTCAAACCTTTATATGCTTTTGTAGACGAAACAGCATAAGCCGGAGAAGTAAAATTATCAGAGTTAAAGCTATTTCCTAGATATCGAATCGGGGATCCAATGGTCTGAAGATTTGTAAAATTAAATTCTGTATCATGGTAATAACTTTGGTTATACTTTACTATTTTCATTTCATTTTCTTTTAAAACCTCATAAGACACCTGAGATAATGGATTCTGTATTTTATTTAACAAAACCTTTTTTTCGTATTCTTCTTCTGATATTATTTCCTCGCCGTTTGTATATTTATTAAACTCAAAAAACTTCACGTCATACATTCTTTTGACTGAATTTTCTGATTCTTCTTCTGATATTGTCTCCTCTCCGAGTTTGAGACGTCTCCATTCGGAAGGGTCAAAATTAGACCCCTCCCCTTCCAACATCAATGCAAACATATCTCTGGCTTTTCTTTTTGTGATAGTACCATTTTTAACATATTGATCTACTTGTTTCATCAATGTTTTATTTAAAACCTCTTTCATTCTCTTGT